TTGGGTCAGCAACGCGGCTACAAAAACCCGGTGGCATGGGCTAAGCACGTCCTCGCTGCCCGTCAAACCAAAGGACAATGGAGCAAAATCAAATGAGCAAGTTCTGCATTGATCTTGAAGGCATGATGCTGCCCGATGCGATTGCGGCAGTTGTTGAGGCTTGGTATGAGGCGCAGAATACTGAGGACGCAGAAACAGATGATTCTTTAATTGATTGCAAGCAGCGCATTGTCGAAATGACAATGCGGCAGGTTCAAGCAGGCTTTTTAAGAAATGGAAGCAAAATGCCAAGCCTTAGAAACATTGCAGACAGGATTGGCTGCCATAGAAACACTGCGGCAAAAGTTTATCAAAAGCTAGAAAACGATGGTGCAATTATTGCAAAGCCTGGCTCTGGCTTTTATATTGCAGACACAAATAAATTAGTGCCTGTCGGTGTCTTCTGAACAGCAAATCCAGCAACACATCCGCCTTGCCCTTAGCCGCGGCCCGGTGCGCCTGTACCGCAACAACACCGGCACACTGCGGGACCAGCATGGCCGCCCGGTGCAGTTCGGCCTAGCGGTTGGCAGCGCTGATCTGATCGGCTGGACCACGCGCACCATCACACCCGACATGGTGGGTCAGCAGGTGGCCGTGTTCACCAGCATCGAGGTGAAGAGCGTCACCGGCCGACTGCGGCCGGAGCAGCGGCAATGGCTGGAGGCCGTGCAGGCAGCAGGTGGCATTGCTGGCGTGGCGCGCTCGGTCAGCGATGCGGAGACATTGTTAAGAGATGTTGCACACGGCTGATCAAGGCGGCGCATGGTGTACAGTGGCATCACGAGGGAAGGGGATCCGCCACCTCGCTAAAAACGCGGCCAGGGGGAACAGAGCACACGACCCCGCAATCGAGCTCAACAGGGCCTGAGTAAGCCCGCACCGCCGGTTGGCCCGGCACACACCCCAAACCGAGAATCATGACGACTACGACACTCGCCCTGATCGCAGCGCTGCTAATCCTGCCGATCATCATCATCCTGTGGGCCACTGAGTCCACCGAACAACGTGCCAAGCGCCTGCGCAGCTATGGCTGGACGCAACGCCGCATTGCCGATCACATGGGCATCAGCCGCAGCCGTGTGCAACGCATTGTGACTGCCCACGGTTGAGCGGGGCGGCGCATGATGTAGGATTTGGGGACAGGAGGCGAGAGCTTCCACCCCAAACCGAGAGCCATGACTGTTTACACCCTTGAGCGCACCGAAACCCAGCACCTCCCTGCCGCCCGCTGCACATTTCAGCAGCGCGTCTCAGAGTCAGGCAAGAAATGGGTAGATGTCACCATGCTGCATCTCACATCGCAAGGATGGGGCGGCACCATGGGGCGCGGTGATGGCACTTACACCGTCAAGCAAGCCAAAGAGTTTTACGCAAGCCTGCTGAGCCGCGGATTTACCGCCGCCTAACCCCACGCGGCCAGCCGAAGCCGCACCCAATCCGGCATCAACCCAACTCGAGAACCATGATCAAGACCATCGACCGACTCGCAATGCTGGCCATCATCTTTGGCATTGCCGCCATGGCATATGACACCGGCAAGCAGCAGGTGCAGGCTCACCACGCTTGCCAAGAGCACCTGAAGCCATGACCACCAACGACACCTATTGGACGCTGCAGACAGCCATCCACCACGGCGGCGGCTTCTACCGCCGCTTGGCTGAGGCAACACTGCACGCCGATCCAGATAACAAGCAGCGTGTACTGCTTGCATTCCCAGAACTGCAGCAGTGCTACGGCCCGCAAACGCACCTGCATCGCCAGCTGAGGGCAGCATGATCAGCAATGCTGAATATCACGCTGACCCAGCCGTTAGCGCCAGCCACCTGCACGCCATTGCCGCCAGCCCATACCATTACTGGGCGCGGTATCTCAACCCGCAGCGGCCGCCATCGGTGCAGACCGCAGCGATGAAGCTAGGCAGCTTGGTGCATTGCGCTGTACTTGAACCGGACGAGCTGGCCACGCGCTATGCCGTCTGCCTGCCGCGTAATACCAAAGCCGGTAAGGAGATGGCTGCCGAGATGGAAGCATCCGGCATTGAAGCCGTCACTGCAACCGACATGGAGCAGGCCATGGCAATGGCCGGTGCAGTGCGCAGCCACCAAGCTGCTGCAGCACTGCTGCGTGATGGCAAGGCAGAGCAAAGCTTCTGGTGGGATGACATTCCAACCGGCCTGCGTTGCAAATGCCGCCCCGACTGGTACAACGGCACTACCATCGTTGACCTCAAGACCACGACGGATGCCAGCCCCAAGGGGTTTGCCAAGTCAGTTGCGCAGTGGCGGTACCACGTCCAGCAAGCGCATTACCTGTCTGGTACCTTTGCCGAGCGGTTTGTCTTTATCGCAGTGGAGAAAACCTACCCGTTTGCGGTCGGCGTGTACGAGCTGGACGAGGCAGCAATGCTGCATGGTGTATCCGAACGCCGTGGCAACCTACAGACCATTGCCGACTGCCGTGCCATCTCCGAATGGCCTGGTTATGGCAATACGATTCAACCGCTAAGCCTGCCCAGCTGGGCGCTTGGCACTACCCCAACCATGACATCCGATGACTTCTAGTTCACTTGCGCTCTGGACCCCAGAGCAGACCCAACTGATCAGCACCACCATTGCACCTGGCTGCAGCGGTGACGAGTTACGCCTCTTTGCTTATGCCTGCCAGCGCACGGGTTTGGATCCGTTCAGCAAGCAGATCTACGCCATCAAGCGTGGTGGCAAGATGACCATCCAGGCTGGCATTGATGGCCTGCGCAGCATCGCTGAACGCACCGGCCAGCTTGATGGCTCCGAGACGCTTTGGTGCGGTGACGATGGTGCCTGGACTGACGTGTGGCTTGGCAGCAAGCCACCTGCCGCGGCCAAGACCACCATCTGGCGCAAGGGTGCAAGCCATCCATTTACTGGTGTTGCACGGTTTGCGGATTACAACGCTGGCCAAGGGCTCTGGTCCAAGATGGGCGCCACGATGATTGCCAAGTGCTCTGAGGCATTGGCACTGCGCAAAGCATTTCCCGCTGACCTTTCAGGTGTCTACAGCACCGATGAGATGGAGCAGGCAGAGGTGCAGCCTGTCACTGTGACTACTGCATCGCCTGCACCGGCATTGCCTGTTGGTGATGCCAAGATCTTTGCTGCTGGCAAGGCGGCTATTGCCAAGGCCAATAGCGTTGCTGATCTTGCCAAGGTGACCGAACGCATGGAGTCACGCAAGGCGGACCTATCAACCGAGCAGCAAGAGGCTTTGCTTGCACTTGCGCTGGAAAAGGAAGCCAGCTTTGCTGCTACCGAGGAGGATCCGTTTGATGACTGAGCCGTACCTGACCAACGATCAATTGGCCGCGCGTTGGGGGCTGAAGCCAGCTGCCATCAAAAACCAACGCGCTCGCGGCATTGGCCCTAGGTACTACACCATCCCGCGTATTGGCTTTCCAGCTGGTACGCCACGGGTGCGGTATCCGCTAGCCCAAGTCCTGGCCTTTGAAGAGGCCAATAACATCACACCATTGACATGAGCCTTTACGCATCCGGCATCGTTCGCATTATTTCCGATCCCCAGCTGCGTGCCTTTGAAAGCGGCAGCATCGTTGCCAACTTTGCAGGTGGCATCCAAGAGGGTAAAGACAAAGATGGCAATTACATCAACAATGTAATTGACATTGAAATGTGGGACAAGTCTGCAGAGCTTGTTGTAGACCGCTGCAAGAAGGGTGATTCCATCATGGTGACGGGTAACGTCCGCCGTCAAGAATGGAACGACAAAGAAACTGGCGCCAAGCGCAGCAAGCATGTGCTTAACGTGCAGTGGTTTGAATTCTTGCCGCGCGCCACGCAAGTCGAGGAGCCTGCATTCTGATGAACGAAACAGACCTTGAAGCGCTGTTCCGCCGTTGGTGGGCAGAGTCCTACCCAATGGCACCAGTCAATAAGCAGGCTGTTGCTAGCCACGTTGCATTTGCTGCATGGCTACTGCGCAGTGAAGCGCTGCCTAACTTGACCGACAACTGACGCATACCGGTGGCCTAACGGCCACCTTTTTAACAATGACTGACCTCGTTAACCACCCGCCTCATTACAAGCAAGGCGACATTGAATGCATTCAAGCCATTAAAGCTGCACTGGGCACTGAAGGCTTTAAGGCTTACTGCAAAGGCCAGGTGATTAAGTACCTCTGGCGTGCAGAGCACAAAGGCAATGCCCTAGAAGACCTTGGTAAAGCCGACTGGTACATGCGCCGGTTGTTACTGGAGGCGGAGGCGTGACCAACTCCAAACCAACTCCTAATCCAAGCCAAATTAGAAGTTCCGACATCACCCCACCCCCGGAGCTGGTGCAGCAGTGGTCAGCTGCTAGCCCTATTCAAAGCAACGACGAAAACTGGGCATACGAGTTGTTCATCGCCCACCGCGCGGCCCAATGGGGCGCCGACCAGGAGCTGGAGGCGTGCTGTGCGCTGATGGATGACTGGGGGCTTGAAGAGTCTGATCTCCGCGCCGCCCGCCGCCCCAAGCCGCCGAACTTGAAGGAGCAGGCGCTGGACGAATTGGTAGCAGCCGAACGTCTTTATCCCGCTGACTGGAGCACCATCCGCCGCGCACTGGAGGCTTTGCCCGATGACTGACCTATCCCCCGCCGCGCAGGCGGTGTTCTGGGCCTTCAACAGCGAGTTCGACTGGGTTGAAGACGGTGTGCCCGGACCTCAGTTCAAGGCCATCGCCGCCGCTCTCCGCACTGCTGCGGATCAGGTGGCCCCAGAGACGCCGCAATCAGAACCTGATGATCCCGAAATGCTGAAAGGCATTTGGGATGAGCGCAGAACCATTCGCGCCGAACTACTCGCCATCGCCGACGAACTGGAGGCCTTATGACGCTGCCCTTGATGTTTGAGCTGCTGGTGGGCTACGTCGTGGCGTGCTGCCTAGCGCTGTGGCTGGCGTCGAA